TTTTGTGCCCTTTGGTAATTTACAAGTTATTGAGTCCCAATTTTCCCGGGCTTTTTCATTCTGTCGCTTTATTCTTTTTTTATAGTTTTCAATAATTTTCTTTTCGTCCATTTATTGCACCTCATTATTTTAATTAATAGTATCAATAGTTACTAGCAATATTACTATATATCAATATTGCTATACATAAATATATAATAATTAAATTACTATGTCAATAACTATTTCAATAATACGGCAATACGATATTGCAATATTTTATTGCATTATATAGTAGAAATAATAATTAAAATAAATATTTTAGTATTTTTTTAATTTTTATTGCAATATAGTATTGACATATTACATGCAATGTAGTATTGTATAGTCAAGTCGAAAGACAAGGAACAAAATAAAAAAGCCTGTCGCGGAGCTACCAACCAAACGACAGGCACCAAACAAAATAATAATTGAAAGGTGACTGTATTATATCACAGTCAAAAGGGAAAAGAAATGAAAAAATTATCACACAAGGAAATTTGCAGAATGGGCGAAATGATGGACGGCATCAAATTAAATTGTAATGTATACACATTTGAAAATGCAGAGAACTATATTTCACGGCTGGAGCCGTTCGACGAAAAAAGTGGCGTTTGCTGTCACAAAGTCAATGAGATTATACAGGAAATCAAAAAAGAGTTCCCTGACGCTAAAGGATGCCAAGTCGATTCTAAATACTATGCCGCCGGAGTTTATGGATGCATTGGCAGACTTTCAAAAGTTACCGTATTAGATAGCGAATGGAATAGCAATGGGAAAAGCTTTTATATTTATTTTTAAGCCGAAACGCTCCAACGTGGAGCGTCCACCGTGGAACGGTCTCCCGGTGCTGATGATGGCAGACCAGAAAGGGCGTAAAAATGAGATATTGCGGACGACAGAAAAACGGAAAAGCGTTGTTATTAACGGACGATGAAATTATAAACAATGCGCTTGAACAGGAAAAAAGCGGAATAAAACCGCATTATGCTTTTTATGATTATAAGAACCATGAAAAAGTAACTCCGGCGGGCTGGCTTGTATGGTCTTTGCGTGATGGCGGTTGCGGTGTAGTTTACCGCCGTAAGGATGGGAAAATGATTATTACAACCGGACTACAAGGTGATTTTTGTTATTGTTAGGGGGTGCAATATGAGAGATTTAATCGAGCTTTTAAAGGCTTTCGGGCTTTTTGTGTCGTGCCTTGTAATTGGGTATGGTGGTTTGTTTTTATTTTTTTATTAAATTGCAATTAGTAAGTTACATATTTCAACAAAAAGTCGCATAACTCAACTGATACTATCGACTTAATTTTTATTTAATTAGGAGAAATAAGAAAATGACAAGAATTGAGAAAATGATAAAAGACGGATATCCCAAAATTATAAAAGGTAATGGAGGATATAGAGCATATTTGAAAGATATGCAACTTCTAGGTGGTGGTGATTATATGGCTATATATCGTTATCCCGGTGGGGAATGCTGTCACAGCCTAGAAGAGATACAAAAATGCTTTGAAATCATTGAACAATAAGGGATGATATTGGAATAATTTGCAAGCTAATAGCGATACAAATTAACATGGTGTATTCTAGCCGGTTCGATTCCGGCTATTAGCTTTATATATAAGGCTTTTTGGGTCTTATATTATCAATTTAATTATTTTATTTATAGGTGCTTTTATACAGCTTTACGGCCGTATATATTGCACTCCGTCCGCGCGTCCGGTAAATAATCGCGTCAAGAGGTTTTGTAAATGCCTTTATATTTATATCAGGCTCAAGAGGTGCAACGCCTGAACAAATAATTGTGCGCCCGCATAGGTGATTTGCGTTACCACCTAATAAAAACAGATTAACGCACGACAGACCGCGAAAAGGTCAAAAAGCAACTTATAAACCATACACGAATAGAAAAGAGGGTTGATGAATGGAAAACGAACTAAAAAGCCTTGACGCTGTAGAAATGGAAATTAGAGCACGCTACAACGGAAAATATCAAAGCGCGCCGGAATATCAAGCAAGCGAGCGCGCCACACGTAAAGCAATAACAGACATTTTTAGAGCTGTCGCAGAGTCGGGCGCGTGTGACGATGTTACTGCACTTATTAGTGGCAAGGAATACCGCCGGACGGCTTTCTCCAATTATCTACAGCATAAAAACTATATAAGCCCAATAATTAAGGCTTGTTATAGATAGGGGGGCGTATTATGTCAAGATATGAATACCTGGGGAAAAAGGAAATATATAAGCGTGTTAAGGCGCTAGGTTATGAAATGTCAAAAATAAGTGATTTTAATTATATCAAGTATGACTGCATAGAATGGATGGAATCGCACGAGTTAAAAATAACAGTTCAAAGGTCCGGTGAATGGTTGCAAGTCGTAGAAAAGCGCGCGCACGTTCACCCGGTCACATTGTTTTGCGACTATCAAGCCGGAAAATATATCACGCGTTATTATTAGGGATATTTTATATCCCTTTTTGTCGTGCCTAAAATCAAGCGTGCAGCCGTTGGAGCTGTCGCAAGTTGTCCTGCTATAGTTCCGGGGCATATGTACATTGACAAATTAATAAAAATATTCTATGATTTTATGATATACACATTTAAAGCCGTGTATTTGACTCTCTAAGGGCTTTTAAACGTGTTAGCGTGGATTTTATCGAGTGCGCTATAATAAGCCGTAAAACAAGCCGTTTACAATGCCTAAAAATATAATTATAGCATTGCAAGCCGTGCCGGGTGTGGCACGTTGCGAGTCAGGCGCACCAACTCATGGAAAATGTTTGAGTTTTCAGAAAACTTTACTCAATTAAAGTGTGGTGCGAGTTCTTTGCAAGTTCTCGACAAGTTTTTACAAAATTTTGCGAACGGATTTTTGAAATCGAAAAATCCAAAGGTACGGGGGCACTTAATTCATCCTAAAATTTTTAGGGGTTTGAATTTTGAATTGCCAAAAAATAAATGCTCTTGGCACTGTAGTCACTCTCTCCTAGTCTCTCAATCAATTTCTGCCGTGTCATTTCCGGATTAGTCCGGTGTATGTATTCTAATAGTTTGTCTATTTTATCCATATTTTTGCTCCAATAAATCAAATATTTTGTCAGCCGTGTATACAATATTCCGTCCATACAAGCTCATAAAGTCTGCGATTATTTCTTCTGTCTCTATGTCAATGTCACAGCCGTATGAGAATGAGTACACATGCACCAGCTCGTGACATAGTATCTTGTCGGCCATGTAATCAGACACATTATCAGCTATCGTTATTGTCTTGGTTGTGTTATCGGTCACTCCTAGGCTTATAGTGCCGTCAGACCGCCTTAATTCGCTTGATGTGGGCTTTTTAAATTGTATGTGCCACAATATATCATTAACTCTTATATCCATGCTTATACCCTCTAAAAACGGCTATGAGCATTACTACCCATAGCCTTAATAATTACAGTTTTGACGCAAGATTGCTCATTTTGGTGCGCAAAAGGTTGCGTTCATCGGGTGTCATGTCGTTTAAAAGCTCCGATATATCTCCGCTCAGCTCACGGATATACATATCAAGGGCTTTCATTTTATGCTCTTTGTCCTCTGTAGAAGCTCCTTTGTGCATTTCTTTTGTCTCGGTATAATGTCTCTTTGCTCTGTCATAATTGCTTTCACTCACATGTGGTGCAATCGGTTCAGAGTAGTACATCTTACCTCTGCTCTTATCCATGTCACGCATATACTCCATGTCGTTGTAGTTTACCGGCATGTGATATAGTGGCTCGGTGTATCTCCTGTAATCGTCTTTTGAATTTTCCATAGCTTCAACAATCAGATATTCCTTGTCAAACTCTACGATATTTTTAACAATCTCGGTAAAATCCTTTAAATCGTCAAGATTTTGTCCCTCAAAATTGTCAATTCCAATTCCGTCAACTTTAGCCTTGACGCATTCCATTATCTGTTTAGCCCATTTATGCATAATATTAAACCTCCTAACCTATACGATTTACTGTAATATTCGCATTTGCTACACTAATTTCCTGTGTAGATGTGTTTTTGACAGAAATTGCCTGACAGCATCCGCAAGGAAGCCATACATCTGTTGCCATAGACACATTGTTAAATGTTTCAACTGCTGTTGGTGTAGAAATTGCCAGTGTAGACAAGTCTGGCTCACCCTCGACAGCAATAGCTAATGAAATTGCTCCTGTGGTTCCACCTGTAGGAACTGCAACGTTTCCGTTAAATTCTACTCTGTACTTTGCTTTACAAGTATTGGTAGCGCCTTTAAGGTTAATTAATCCGCTCCCTGTTCTGTGCGAAATATATCCTTTATTGCATACAGATGTTGGCGCATCTGTAAATAATACATTTCCGTTTACTGCAACTGTCTGTGTTGCAATGCTTGAAAATTCAGCCATTTTTATTACCTCTCTTTCATAAAATAAAAAACCACCAACCGATATTAGTTGATGGTTTCTAAATTTGATTATGCACAATAACTCATAGCATATTTCTTGACGATATTCTCAAAAATAGCTTTAAGTTGTGGTTTTTCAAAGATAATAGCAATTTTTGTTGTCTCATTCTTAATTGCTGTTTTGGTATTGCCCGCTTTCTCCATACGCTTTTTCTTATTGTCCTGTAATCTCTTTAAGCTACAATGTGCAGTGGTTTCCAATTCTCCGTAGAGCTGATTGTAAAGTATCTGATAGTCAATTTTGCTCTTGATTGAAATTTCACGCACCCTTGCATTGATTTCAGCTTTCCAATCTCCGATAGGCTGTGTAAATATCTCTTTCATATTGTCAACAGTCTGCTCAACTTTATTTATCTGCTCCGCCTGTCGTTTCTGTTCAAGTTGTTGCTGCGCTACTGACCGAAAGATTGTGTTGAACATTTTAAGTTCGGGTGACAATTGGGATATATCAATAGCTTTTTGCTTTACTCTTTCCTCTACAGTTGTAAAATATTCCCTTGCCTGTTCCGCTTTCTCTGAATTACCTTTAACAGATAACTTCTTGGCAAAATGAGCAGTGAGCTTGTAATCTACCGCTTTGTTACCCTCGACATCAATGTCGAACCCCCAATAATCCTCATTTTCTGTAGCAAACTCATTATCTGTAATATTAGTTTTTGCCCACCTTGAAAACTGCCCTTGTGCCAGCCCTAAAAAGTCATACAACTTTCTAGCTGTTGTCATACCCTCGCTATCAATGTTAAGTGCAACTTCAATAGGTGTTCTCATATCTATTACATTGTTAATCGCATTCATTATGCCACACCGCCTCTCTCTGCCATTAAGTGTTTCAGCAACAGCTTCTCCATATCGCCTGTCATTGTCTTTACTCCCTCCGTTGCGGTAGGATTTCCGTCTAATAACTTACCATATACAAAACAGTTCAGATAGTTTAGTGTGCTATAATCTCCTGTTTCCAATAGATTGTCTACCATATCGCAGATGTTGTCGTGTACTCCATTCAGAAAATACCAATGCTTATCCATAGACTTTTGATACACCTTTTCAGCATACTTCCTTATTTCCTCTAGCTCAATGCTCGTTGGCATGCGGTCTAATATCTTGATAATGTCATCCTTGACTTTTAATGTGTCATACTCACATCTAATGCCATCTAGCTCCCTTTTAAGCTCTGCCTTTGTCATTTCATCAATACTCTTGCGTTCTAATTCCATAATATCTTATCCTTTCAAAAAATACTTGATTTTCCGAAAGAAACTGATAGAATAGATTTATCAATCTCTTTCGGATTGGTGCTTTTAAAGTGTTGTGTTCGTTGGTAGCGGTGCAACACTTTATTTTTTTTGACTTCTTATCTTTTCAATGCCAATTCTGATTAGTTCTAGTATTGAATAACCATTTTCAGAAGAAAAGTCCATAATTTCTTTTTTCTCTTGTTTTGTTACTCTTACATAAATCCTATCATTCATTGGATTTTCAGATTTAGGTCTGCCTGTGCGTGGAGACATTTTAAACACCTCACTTTCTGTCCGCACATTTAATATATAATAGTACGCACAAAAAGTCAACCCCAAAATTCAAGTTTTTTAGAAAAAATCAAATCTACAAATCATCAACTAATATTCGGTTTTCAATGTGCAAAAGGGCAAACATTATAGTCTGCCCTTTATCTTCCCGACATTTGTGTCGGTAACATCAAGTAATACTGCTTAGCAGACATAATCTCGACTAACTCTCAACTAAACTTGGACTAATCCTCGACTAAAAATGATTTTAATCGATTTAGATTGAGTTAAACTCAATTAAGATACTCAATTATTCATTTTTAGCAATTACAGCCGGTATTGCAACCACAGCCATATGCATAAGCATTTGGGTTAGGCACAACATAAGCTGGAATAGCCGTAGGATTTACAGAGTTGACAATCTGCTGTGTCTGTGCTGTCATTGCAGTAGTCAGAAGTGCATTTTGTCTATCCTGTGAAGCAGAAAGTTCAAGTTTCTGCACCTTATCTCTCAAATCCGCATTTTCCTTTGTACATAAGTAATCAAGAATAGCCCTCGTTCCTGCCTGCTGACTATCAATGATGTCTCTTGTGTTGCTATTCATTGTGTTCTGTAAAGCACAAGTGTTAGTAGCCATGTTGTAGTTTACGCCTTGGATGGCTTCTCTTGTCTCGCAGCCAATTTTGTTATCATGTAAGCTCTTTATCTTACATTTCTATCGGTTTCCTCGATAGTTCAGACTATATCTTCACCTATACTAACCATATAGGGTCGGGCACTCGTGTTGAGTTTATTGGTATTCGTCCTCACTCATTAGTCGTTGAAGCTTCAACACTACTGTTGTCGAAATTCGTGTTGCTTGCCTGCTGATTATCATATTCACATACATATTTCATGTTTTTCCTTTTTCCGGCTATATATGGAGCTAAATATCCTTTTTTCAATCCAAGCATTTCTTCTGCTTCTTTTTTTGAATTATATCTTACTCCATTTACAATGATAGGTTTTGAATGCAATTCGCTATTTTTACTTGGCACAAAATAATGATTAGTTTTGTCATCTGCATATCTGCATACGCATCCTTTGGGGGAAAATCCTTTTTTCGCCCAGTTTGTTATTGTAGAAGTTGAGACTTTTATTTTTTTTGCTAAATCAACGGCAGATTCGTATATTTCATCATTGTAAATAATTTCCTTACAACTTCCTTTATTATACCTTCCACCTTTGAACTCGACTTGTTTTGAATCTTCGTATCTACATATATCAAAATTACTACTAATCCCTTTTTTACACCATTTTTTTATAGTGTCATATGAAACGCCAAAATGTTCTTGAGCTGATTTTATAGAATTAAATTTATCCTCACCAATAATCACGCCTCTGCTTTTCTTTAGAGATACTCTTTCAGAAGTTTTTTTATCTTTCATTGGATTGTTTAAAATCATTCTTTTTCTCTGCTCTTTTGATTTCATTACATTATTTTTTGAATACTGTTCTCGTTTTTCATCTGTCCACCAATTCGTAACGCCACCGGCGCCACCTTTGTTTATATTGCACACGCATTGTCCGATGCACTTTAACTGAAAAACTCTTTCAAACTCATATTCAAAAGCTTCTTTTTCTGAATCAAATCGTTTCACTATCCTACTTTCACAATCATATCTTTTTATCATTTCATTAAATAATCGATTGTGTTTTCTTACCTTATAGCGATTTTTACATCCTTTTCCTACATATATTATTTCTCCTGTTTCTTTAATATACCATTCATATACATAAAACATGTTGTTCACCTCCGCAATTTATATGCTAATTATACATCAGTTTTATGCGAAAGTAAATGTGAACTTAGACTTTCCAGCAATTCACCCGATTGCCAACGCATATCACTATGCGTAAGTACCTACTGCGTTTACGTTAAAAGTAAACAAATTCAAAATGGCTTTTTTGAATTTATTTAAGCACTGAGCAAGCTGTGACTGTAAAGCGTTGGTATTCTGCATATTAGCAACTGTATCAGCGTTTACTGCCTGTTGTATGCCGTATCCGGTCTGCATGATATTTGTGTTAATACCGTTAAAACCTGTGAGCATACTGTTGTTCATGGCATAAAAGCCGTCACAAAGTCCGTTGGAAATGCCGTCTAACTTGCTGATAACTGCCTGGTTGTCAAAACCTCTCTGAATTTCACTGCCGACACCACCATTAGTGCCACCGAAACCACCAAAGCCGTTACCCCAGCCTCCAAATATCGCAAATACTACAATAAGGAACCAAAGCCATGAGCCGTCATTCCAGTTATTTCCGTTGTTGTTTCCGTCCAAATTTGCCACAATAGGTACGCTTGGACAATTTCCTGTGTTGAACATCTGTTTTACCTCCAAAATTTATTTCATAAAGAGCCGTGCGCACGTTCTCTCATATGCTATATTCCAAAATTACCTCTAATTTGCTTCATTACATCATCAGGATTAATGCCTTTTTCCTTGCATAGGTTCCTTGCCATTTGCTCAATTCCCTTGCTGTTTCCACTTTGAGCCATGCTCATTGCATTCTTAATCATCGGATTCCCCATTACGCGGTTATTGCTCATTATCTGTTGCATTATTCCCATTACATTCATGCTTTTTCACTCTCCTTACTTTGAGTTCGCGAAGTTTTTCTTTGCGCTCCTAAAGATAATTGCTCAATTTTCTCAGACAGTTCGTTGAGCTTTGCCATAATACCCTCTGTGGCTTTCTCTGATAGGTCAAATTCAAGCTTTTCCGTGTCACCCGATAAAATGTCTGTCTTATCATTTAAAACCGGCTTAAAAGTCAATGTGCGTATTGTTCCGTCAGTATTCCAGCTCTTAGCATATATCTCCGTTAAATCCTGTTTTGGAAAAAATGCTACACTGCCATCCATTGGCACCTCGTTGGGATTAATAGTCTCAACTGCCTGTACTACTCTGCCACTTATGCCTTGTGTTGGTTCGGGCTGTTGGTATCTCTGATAGCTCGCCATTGGGTTGTACTGATATGCTCCATAATTAGGTGTATAATTCATCATTGGTTGCTGATACGGCATGTTCATTTTCTCTTTCCTCCAAAACTTCCTCTATCGCTTTAATGACAAGGGATAATGTCATTAGGTCGATTTTTTGTAACTCACTTTTAGCAAATATTTGTTCTCTTACACTGTCATCAAACATAACATCATCTCCTTATGCCTAAATTGTGGCATAAAAAAAGAGAAGAGCATTTCCATGTTCTTCTCATATTTGTGTCATATAATGGCTTTTCTATATACAATTTTTACTACACACTTTTTGGGGTGGTTACTACACAGTTACTACACACTTTTCGCATTAAAATGCATTAAAATACATAGAATTTTATATTTTTTACGATTTTACGAAAACTCCGCAAACCCT